AGTGTCGTAAATAGTGGCAGATGGCAACCACCTAACCACCTCTTTTTCAACTTCAATCGTATCTGGTATCGGTAAGTCCGACATGATAACGCGCTCGATGCTGTCGTATATCAACTCAATGTCAACGTTTCCAGATGGTCTATCGTTGCAACTTCTACTGAACAGAATTAAAGCAATCACAACTGCTATCAATACAAGTATAAGCAGGTCTTTTTGGTTAGTCATTGTGAAATTATTTGCACATATCAAAGATAACTATTATGTTTGTCAACGGTCTTAATAAAATGCAGTAGCGCAATAGCTACACTTGAATAGAAGTAATCACGCACCTTGCGATATTCATTTTATTTATTGTGGTGGGTTAAACTTTGAAACGATGACTAAGAAAGAATTTGAGACAACTGACGAACCTCTATGTATGATTGTATCGCTTGACCCAAGTACAGGAAAAGTGCTTTATGATGCCTATGATTGGCGCACACAAGATGGATGGATGAAAGACTTTAAAAAGGACTTCCCAAATATGATGCACTTTTCTACTCTTAATCCTGCTGCCATTCGAGAACGGAAAAAGATGTTTGGGCTGGTGTCTTAATGCGCCAGAACATTGAAACGAGATACTAACCTTAAAATTCAAAGTGCGATGAACATCGAAATGCAACTACAAATAATTATCGAAGACATTACAGAATTGAGAATAGGTAAACACTCTAAACCTGTAATTCAATCCAACTTGGCAAATGTAATATCGAAGTTGAATAGGCTAAGAAGCCAACTGCGCGAGAGCCAAAACTCTTCCACGAGTGATGACGCTTTACTATAGACAAGGTTGGTTGTGTATATCCGCGAATCGTTGAGGAAAATCGAGAACGTGTAAAACAAATTGTAAACTACAAAACCAAATACTATGGAAATTGATTTTGAAACTTGGTTCGACATATTCCTTGATTGTTGTCGGATAACTCACAAGTATAATGGCCCAATTGACAGGGGCGCATTCAAGGAAGATTGGGAGACGGGTCGAACACCCGAAGAAGTGGCCGTTGAGTTTGTTGCTGAGATGTCGTAGTTTACTTTTTGTGAACGTTCGACCGTAGGTAATTTTCTCCAACGGTTTGGCTAAGATTAGCGGTCTAAGCGTTGTATTTAACCAAAAAACAAATAAGAGGAAGCCGAAAATCTTGAATAGAGTAGGCATTGACAGGCTAAAACAAAAACATGGAAGACAGCTTGTGTCACCTCAGTGAGGATCACATCGAAAACCTGAACGATGAGATCAGAGAGGAGATATTTCAGGAAATATTAACTGATAATGACAATGACTGATGAATAAAGATCTGTTCAACAGTACTGTAACGTACGGTAAATGCCGGATGCGCAGCAGCGATCAACTTCATTTGAACAACATCACATTTGAGCCGAGAACAGTGTCTGCCTATGCCAGACATGTAGAGGATCAGATGGATGAGATCCTATTTGAAGGAAAGGACGATTCAGAACTTGTGCAACTCATACAGATGCATCAGGTCACATTACTCTCACTTGTTAAAATGAACTAAGATGATAACTGTAATATTGGCAACAGCAGCAATGGTCGCAATACTGGGTATTGTACATCATTCCATTGGTATAATAGGTGCAAAGAATCTGCAACCTCCTCTCTTATTGTCGATGGGAGCAGTATGTTTCATGTCAGGATCAATGTATCTTACTCCGGTACCTGCGAACATTCTTCGTGGTTTGATAATAGCATCTATACTTTTTTGGTTCATTTATACTGTAATAGTGGCTCAGATAGAACCTCAACGTAGAAGTTCTGTCAGCTTGATCGATGATCAAAAGGATAAGATCAGGGATCTTGCCAAGGAAATACTTGCAAAAGAAGGTTCTGATTTTGATGTGGATGAAAGGGTAAAACCGGTTGAAATACATCATCCTCTGGGCACTGATGCCATGATGCCCATTTCTGCAGGAACTGAGGTATCAACTCCTGAAGGTGATGGCATTGTTGAACTCTTCATACCTACACTTGAGATGGTACACAACTCAGAGGAGTTCCGTAATGTCAAAGGTTATCGTGTCCGTATGGGAGATAACAATATCAGATACTTCAAAGCAACTGAAGTAAACCAAAAGTAAAAGGTATAATGGCCACCTGTAACGGCCTATGTTCTTATTCCTATAAAAAACGTAATGGAAAAAGATATTGAAAGAAAACTCGGACTTATGCTGATGTCCGGGCAGATGAGAAATCTCGTAAGATCAGCTATCAAAGATGAGATCAGTGACGAACGTATCGATTCCAGGATCAATACATTCATTTCTGGTGTTGAGGAGTCGATGAAGAACTCTCTTGATGAAGCAGTGAGGTCTATTCAAGAAAGAACTGCGATACAACAGATCACTCTTAAGGATGTCACTTATGAAGTTGATCCACTGAAGACACATCAGAGAACTTCTGAGGTACTCATGTACTTACAACTGTTCAAGCAGGCCATGATCGTAGGACCTACTGGTTCTGGTAAATCCACTCTTGCCAAGCAGGTTGCGGATATCATGGATCTGAGATATGCCACATTCTCTTGTAATGAGGAGGCATCGAAGACAGAGCTTATAGGTTTCAATGACCTTGCAGGATACAACTATCCTACGTTCCTTGATTTCTATGAGAACGGTGGTGTCATGCTCATTGATGAGTACGATGCAATGTCTCCTGGTATGGCTATCGTATTGAATGCTGCATTCGATCGTAGTGGTATGCTGTCCGTTCCTACCCGTAAGGGTAATACCATGGCAAAGAAACATGAGGACTTCTACTGTATCCTTGCAGGTAATACCTGGGGCAATGCAAGTATGGATTACTCAGGTCGTGACATTCAGGATACTGCATTCCTTGACAGATTCAAGATGTGTAGGGTTCATATTGACTATGATCATGAGTTGGAGAGATCTCTTACTGATGCAGCATGGATGGATATGATGACTGCTATTAGAACTCAGATCAAGAAGATGGGTATCAATGAGGTCATATCTACTCGTACTGTTGTGGACTGCTATACTCTGTTCCAGAATGGTCTGAACACTTACAAGATCATGAAGACCCTTACCTCTCATTGGGATCCCAAAGAGCAGGAAGTGTTTCTGAAGAATGTTAAAGAACCTTGTAAAAAGTATGAAAATGGACTTAAAGAGCAGGAGATTACGGTCTGATGAGGTAGAATACATCAAGTTCAAGTCTCTCTTTGAGTTCCTGGATATAGTCAATAACACTGAAGAACTTCATGAGGACCTGGAAGAAACAGGTGATGAGTATGATAGAAAGCTTACTATCAATCAATGTCTTAAAGGAAATGATGGTTCTTGGAGATATGGTAATGATGGTGACTTTGAAACCTACAATGCAAGGTGGGAAAACCTTGATCCCCGTAAGGATATTGTAGAGAGTATAAAGGCATCATTCAAAGACGCTATGAACTCCGATGGACTTCAGCATCTGTTCAGTAAGATGATATCCAAACGTAAAAAACGTGAGTTCCGTGATGACCGTGGTAGATTCAGTATTCCTAGAGCACTCAGTGGTAACGCTGATATGTATGTATCCAGGAAGAAGAAAGATTCTAACGGATTCAAGATCGGTGTGAAGCTAGGACTCAATGGAAATAGCAATGATGAGCAATTTGTAAAGCTTATTACTAACCTTACAATATCTATTATGATGATAGAGGCTGCCGGTATACCTGTTGAACTACATATTCTTTTTGATGCCCAAGGCATGACAGAAGAGTATGACAGACAGGGTATAAGCATGATAGCAAAGGCAAGTTCAGAGCGTATGAATATTAATCGTATGGCTCTGCTTGGTAATGTTGGAATGTTCAGACATCATGTATTTTTGGGTTGGTGTTATTTCCTATCAGGTGAGATAGACTCCGGTCTTGGTCATGATTGCAATATCAAGTATGAAGAGGACGCTGAGCTTCTCGGACTTGATATGATACTTGGTTCCGAGTTTAAGGACAACTCGCCAGAACAGGCGTTTAATTTACTAACAAAACAAATCTTTAATAAAAATGATAAAGAGATTTCTAAAGTCGGTGCTGTTCAACACTAATTCAGTAGCAACAGCCATAGGAACCAATCAGATCGCACTTAAAGCGTTGAAAGATCATGGTCTTGTAGGGCAGGACAATGCCCTTAGAATAATGGTAGGCTCCAATAATAGAATAAGAAGAGCTTACATCAATGCAAAGCTCCATGATATTCTGGGAAAATTCGAGTCTGTTGAGTTTTATGCTGAGGCTGCTCAAATATGCAAGGAGATAATTGATCTTGCTCTTGATTATCCTGATAACATCTCCATCGGTAATCCTGTTTCTGGGCATATCAGAGACAGTGGTATCCAAGGTACTGAAGGAGGACATCAGTATAAGGACAGGATGTCTGAGCTGGACAGGATACTGAATGTGGATGATCCACGTAAGATACCTTTGGAGATAAGAACAAAGATCATTGATCACTACATCACTCTTATGAAAGAGTCCCCTCTGATCACAGAAGAGGACTTTAAAGTAAGCGCGTACTCTGACAGTAATCTTACTGACATCCTCTTGGATGATGAGGAGTACAGATCAAAGGTGATACGTACAGTTGTCAATGCTTCCTGCAGTTCACCAATGTCTGACAATGTTGTGGATGACATACTCAAGTTGGGTCTGTCTTACAAGGAAATGATCATGGGAGGTTATTTTCTCTCTGTCATCAACAGGGTCAGACTCGGAATGAAGAAGACCAATGAAGAGACGGGACAGTCTCATAATCTGATAATGGACAACATATTCAATGTATGTATTCCCTATTCACTGGGAATAGCACTGAATGAGTTCAGCATCAGCGAGTTGAGAGTAAAGTTGGAAGAAACCCTTATGATATCTGAAGAAAATGTTTAAAGCAGGAGACAAGTTGATATGTACACAGACATCGGTAATTCATATGCCGATGTATGTGAACATGGGAAAGAAGGTAGTAGAGCACACTGATACCCTTATCAGTGAAAGCTCTATTGCTGAGCAGATGGAGTCGAACAGGAAGATGTTCGTTCCAGTATTGACTGTTAATTCAGTATTCACAGACGTTGATGGTAAGCAGTGGCTACAGTTCCAGAACGGACAAAGAACGCCAAAGAGATATCAATTACACCATCTACATCCTGGATCCAAGTTCCGTCATGCAAAAGTATCAGATCTAAAACCTAAAAAGTTCAATAAAAATGGATGAAATATTCAAAGACATACCTGATTATACGTTCAGGTCTAAGATCAATAGTATAAAGATGCTCCTGAGTAAGGGCTGTCTTGTGGTATTTACTGATAATAGTAGCAACTTCTCCCCAGGAGTACCTTATATTGTTGACACTATCAAAGATGCGTATGGTAGTCGTTATGAGATGACTGCTACCAATACACAGACTCAGGATAGAAACAGTTATACTGTTGATAGAAGTTCATTCCAGATCATAGGTGCTCAGAGATCGGTAGTAGAAGCTACTATCAGGTCTCTTGCCAAGGAACAGAAGAAGCTTGAGTATCTTAAGAACAAGATGGATACTCTCGGTCTTGTCAATCCTACGGACTTTATTGATATCCGTAAGGAGATGATAGGTTCTATCCTTAATAAGATAGACGATCCTGATATTGACAGAACTGAAAAGGTTCAGGTCATTGCTGAATTGATGGACAGTATGCTGTCTATCTGATATCATTGGAGGAGGGGGAAGATCCCTCTCCTCTTTTTACTTTCAATAGTTTTATAAAATGGCTAATAGACAAACAATAATAGCCCAGAAGATACGAGCATTCGTAGGTCCTAATAAAATAATGTATTTTAACAAGGTTGGAGGATTCAGTAAATATATAACTGATAACCCTATCAATGTCAAGGAAAACTGTGTATTTGAGTTGATGGATCCCCTTGAGATGAGTGATGGCCTGATAGAGGTCTTTGCAAGGGACACTGATATGTCAGTAGAGGATGTAAAGTCAGAAATAGGCATGTTCAGATATGACATATCTGATAAAATGCCCGTATCTTTGGCATCTTTGCTGGCCCAGGGACGATATGACTCACCGGTGTATGGTAGGAGTCTTCTAGGTTCAGGTCTTGCAGTGACAAGTATAGCACCATTGGTAGAAGAATATGATAGAACTCATCAACACGAAGAAGAAATGCAACCTTTTTGAGCATCTGCTTGAGGAGGAATGTGTACAGGTGGATACAGAGACCATGGGTTTCGATCCACACACATGTGAACTTCTATCATTACAGCTCGGTACTGCTGACGGAGAACGTCAGTATGTGATAGATTGTAAGGAGGTGAACATATCAGAGGTACCTCTTATCAAAGAGATACTGGAGAATGTTCCTTCCATCTATCACAATGCCAAGTTCGATCTCAGATTCCTGTATCACCGTGGGATATTCCCAAGGAAGGTAATGGACACATTCTTGAATGAGTGTGTCCTTACTACAGGACTTTCTCAGAGAGGACTCGGTTTGGATGTAGTGGCATTCAAGTACTGTGATGCTGTAATGACGAAAGACATCAGAGGTAACATACACCGTGAGGGATTGACTCCCAGAGTGATACGGTATGCTGCAGATGATGTCAAGTTTCTCAAGGGTATCTATGACTCTCAGATGGAGAGAGCCAAAGAACTTGACCTTGAACGTACGATCTCTTTGGAGTCACAGTATGTATCTGCTCTTGCATATACAGAGTATTGTGGGTTCAAGTTGGACAGAAAGAAGTGGTTGGAGAACAATGCCGGCCACCAGGCTCAGGAGAAAGAAGCTGAGCAGGAAGTTGTCAATTGGATATTCGATAACATGCCTCAGTACCGTGAAGCGCAGTTGGATCTGTTCTCTGAGGATAAGATGATATCTCCTAAGATAACCTCCACAAAGGATATGACAGAGGTGTTCAAGACACTCGGTGTGGACACTACTGTCATGGATAAAGGTAGGCCGAAGGACTCCATAGAGTCCAAGCACCTTAAGAAATTCAAGAATGAGTTTCCTCTCATCCCAATATATTTGAGATACATGGAAAAGAGGAAACTGGTAACGACATATGGAGAGTCATTCTTGAAGCATGTGAACAGGAGTACCGGTAGATTGCACAGCAACTACTGGCAGATACTGAATACGGGCAGGATATCATCATCCGATCCCAATCTTCAGAACATTCCTGCTGACGAGAATATAAGAAAGTGTTTCATTGCAGATGAAGGTAATACTCTTGTTGTAGCTGACTATTCAGCACAGGAGACAAGGGTACTCGCTGACATGGCCAATGAACGCAACTATATAGATTTTTTTAAGAACGGTGATGGTGATTCACATTCCATGGTAGCTTCCAGAATGTTCTCTGAGATAGAGGGCAGACCGGTAGTGGTAAGCAAGAAACAGAACTCTGATAAGAGGCAGATCGGTAAGATACTGTCATTTCAGATAGCCTATGGTGCATCAGCATTTTCCGTAAAGGACAGCTTCGGTATATCTGAAAAGGAAGCTCAGAAGTTCATTGATGCGTATCTTGATTCCTTTCCTGATCTCAAGAAGTACTTTGAGAAGAGAAAGAAAGAGGTGATAGCATATGGACATGTGGTAACTGACAGAGTATCAAAGCGAAAGATATTCATGGAAGGTTTTGATCGATTCTCTGAGTTGCGGGAAGAGATACAGGACATCTATGATAACGGATCGGTGCCTGACAGAGCAATGATACGTGAATACTATACCACTAAGGGTAAGTATGAACGTAATGCTCTGAACTATCCGATCCAATCGGTCTCCGCAAGTATGATGAAGCTTGCAGGAGTAAAAGTGTTCAATCATATTCTGGACAATGACCTACAAGGCAAGGTCAAGATGGTCTCATTCATCCATGATGAGATGTGTTTGGAATGCCCTATTGATATGGCTGAAGATATGGCTGCCATGGTACAGGATGCCATGGAATCTGCAGCTCGGGCGTTCTGTGATCATGTTGAGATCCCTGCTGTTCCGAATATTACAGAGTATTGGCAAAAATGAAAAAGAAGAATTAAAATGAAAGATCCCCGTGACAGAGTACAGAGAGAAGCATTCAAAGCCTGGTGTGAAAATGGCCGCCAGGGGACAATACAGGCCATCACAGGTGTAGGTAAGACATTCATTGCATTGCATGCGATAAATGAGCTTGAAGTAGGAGACAGGATACTCTTCCTTGCTGAAACACGGCAACGTGAGCAGGATCTGAAAGAGCAGATCGTCAAATACAGAGAGGTCTTCGGTATAGATCTTAGCGGCAAGGACATAGAGTTCATGTGTTATCAGTCTGCCTATCGTAAGGTAGGTATGGAACACACTCTTGTAATTGCAGATGAGATACATGATTCCCTATCTCCGGCATATTCAAAGTATTATCGTAACAACAGTTATGACCGTATAATGGGACTGTCAGCTACGATAGATGACGATGAAGTGACCATAGATGGAGAAGATACCACAAAGATGGACCTGCTCAATACCATTGCACCCATATGCTTTTCATACACGTTGGATGAGGGACAGGAGGATGGTACTTCCAGACCACTTGATATCTATGTACTGCACCATAAGTTGGATGGTACTAAGAAGATCATACCTGGAGGTAGTAAAAAGAAGCCGTTCATGACCACTGAGGCAAATACATACGAGTATTGGGACAAGAGATTCAAAAGATCCATGTTCTATCGTAATCCGTCCCAAAAAGAGGTCGAGTTCAGGATAAGCTCCAATAGAAGAGCTGAGCTTCTGTATTCCCTTCCCTCAAAAGTAGAGGCTATAAATCAGATACTTGCAGAACTTAAGGGTAAAACCATTATCTTTGGCAACGATCTCAATGCATTGGAGCAGATAACTCCGAACGTAGTGAGATCAGCTAAGAAGGGAGAGTCTGCCAAACAGCGTGAGTCAGAGAACTCAAGCATCAGGCAGAAGTTTGACAACGGGGACATAGATGTGATAGCATCATTCAAGATGCTGAAACAAGGTGCCAATCTTAAAGGCATCGATAATGTCATTCTCATGTCGTACTACAGTAAGGAGAGAGATCTTCTTCAGAGGGTAAAGTAATACCTGCCCTCTTTAAACCCATTGAATTGCTGGAAGGCTAAACAAGTAATGTTGTAGTTAATCAGCAGCGAAGCTCGAAAGAGAACGTTCAGAGACTATTCCGAAAGGAAGTACATAATACAGTGATGTGTGTTATGGAAGCGGTGGGTATTATATTTGGATCTTATCCAAAGAGTTTGTACTTTTGTATCATGGTAATATACATGACGACAAATAAAATCAATGGTAGAAAATATATAGGTCTTGACAGTAAAAACAATCCTAGTTACTTAGGATCGGGCAAGGCATTTAAACTTTCTATCAAAAAGTACGGAAAAGAAAACTTTAATAAAGAAATTCTTTGTTATTGTGGGTCCATGGAGGAACTTTTAGAAAAAGAAAAGTATTATATTAGAGAATACAATGCTGTTGATAGTAAGGAATTCTATAATATAGCTGAAGGAGGAGGTGTTGTAATTACAAAACCTATATATCAATACGATCTTTCAGGAAAACTACTTAATTCTTGGGCAAGTATATCTGAAGCAGAGGCAGAGACAGGGTTTAATAACTCTAAAATAACTGCTGCAGCTCAAGGTAAATACGGGCGTAGAACAGCTTATGGTTATGTTTGGAGATATCACGGAGATGCTTTTGATAAGTATCCTACAACTCCTCAAATAAACATAACAGAGGCTCAAAAAAGATCTTTATCTAAAAGACAAAAAGGTAAAAACAACGTAATGGCAGATAAAACAGGTAAGGATCATCCTAACTCTTCTGCTGTTACTCAATTTACTTTGGATGGAAAATTTATTCGTACTTGGGATTCTATCATAGAAGCTCAAAAAACTCTTTTCATAAACAATATTTCAGCATGTTGCAGAGGTGTACGTAAAAAAGCTGGAGGATTTTTATGGAAATATAATAATGATATAGTCCGATCCTCAGAGAAATCTGAGAAAGCAGATGATCAGCAATCAACTGATCTATAAAGATCTGTGTATAATTATAATAGAGGTAGACTGAGAAAGGATGGCAATCGCATCGGTACCGTTATCATCCCGGTAACTGTAGGTACACAAGAAGAAAAATGGTTCACAAAGATGACAGAGGGAGTGAACATAAGAATGACTCCCTGTTTGAACGTGACGGATCTTGTATCCAGGCTGAAATAGAGAATGTTGATCTTATACAGGCATTCATCGATATCCTGCGGGAAGAGATGGATGATATACAGGAGGATCAACTGCCACTGTTGTTGAGGAAAAGGTTCGGTATCGGTCTCAGTTATGAGCAGGTACAGGACATTCTTTACGGCAGACCGTATATTGTAGAAGAAGGGATACAGGGATAGTATATTTATGATCCTTGTAAAGTAGTAGAATGATTATTACAATCGATACGGAAAAGCTTAGCAGCTATAAAGTTACTCCTAATGAGTATGTGTATCTTGCTAAACTCAGTTCTATGCCAGATCTATTGTCTGGAATAGGTATTCATGAAGCTTCCATGGGAATGATGAAAAAGGGAATGCTTACAATAGATGATGGTTGTGCGCATATAACTGAGAAAGGTAAGAAGATGTTAGAAGATTGCGATGTAAAAGTAGAGTATGAGTCTGCTTTGCTATTAACTACTAAGTTACCTAATGAAATTATCTCCTTAACAAATAAGTTCAGAGATATGTTTCCTGTAGGTATTCGTAGTGGAGGCTATCTTGTAAGATCTACACGCAACTCATGTCTTGCTAAGATGAAGTTTTTTAAGAAAAAGTATCCTGAGTTTGATGATAAAACAATATTAAAAGCAACTCACGAATACATAAATAGAAAAGCAAGAGAGGGGTATGCACATATGAAGCTGGCACCATACTTCATCGAAAAGGATGGAGTATCAATGCTTGCAGCAGAGTGTGAAGCACTTCTTGATAACAGTTCAGTTGAGCAGGATGACTGGGGAAAGGACGTATGATGCTGCCTATGATCGAATAATTGGAAACCGTGACAGGGTTCTGTCAGGAAAGGTCAACTGTATACCTTTCAAACTACCGAGACTCCAAAAATTCGTACCGGGACTTGAACCAAAGACCTACACCATAATCACAGCATCAAGTGGTGTAGGAAAGTCAAAGCTTGCTAAGCTGTTGTATGTGATAAGGGCGTATGATTACATCAGGGAGAACCCCGATTGTGGGATCAAACTGAAGATCTTTTACTTCTGCCTTGAGGAGTATAGAGAGATATTCATGCAGTCACTTATCATCCACCGTCTTTATACTCTGTACAATAAGAGGGTGGATATCAAGGTACTGAACTCCATGCATCCTGAGAAGGTGTTGGATGAGGAAACTGTTGAGCAGATAAGAGGGCTCAAGGAGTATTTTGATGAGATGGAGCGTAACTGTCTGGTGATCTATGATAGACTGAAAAGTCCTGAGAAGATATACCATGCATTGAAAAGTTATGCTGAGACAAACGGTAAATGGGAGAAGGATGTTTACGTTCCCAATGATCCTGAAGAGCTGGTGGTACCGATCTTTGATCACATATCACTTCTTCAACCCGGCAAGGGAGAGTCATTGATGGATGCGATAAACAGATTCTCTTCAAACTTTCTTGTCGATCTTAGGAATACTTACGGAATGTCCCCTATTGTGGTCCAACAGCAGTCCTCTGATAAGGAGAAGCAGGTCTATACCACATCAGGTTCTTCTGTGGAATCTAAGTTGGAGCCGTCACTGGACGGCCTGGCCGACAATAAGAAGACGCAGAGGGATGCAGATATGGTGATAGGGCTGTTTGCACCTAATAGATATGAGATACCTCAGCACAGAGGTTACAATATCCGTAAGATGCAGGACTTCTATCGATCCATCTCAGTTCTCAAGAACAGGTATGGGGCTTCAAATCTGAGAGTAGGGACGTTCTTCGATGGTTGCGTAGGTGACTTCGTAGAGCTGCCCAATGTATCAGATGAAGTACAGATGAGTAGAGTTTTCAATTTAATAGAAACACTTAATGAGTGAAATTATCCTGCCAAGGGAGAAGGTAAAGGCCACCCAGGTAAATCCTAGAAGGCTTGTGCTATATGCGCCTCCCAAAATGGGGAAGACCACACTTGTATCAATGTTGGGCAACTGTCTGATACTTGATCTGGAGAACGGTTCTGACTTCGTAGATGCCGTCAAACTGAAGGCGAACAGCGTAGATGAGATCCGTCAGATCATGGACAAGATAGATGAGGCCGGAAAACCCTATGACTATATAGCCATAGACACGGTGACCAAACTTGAGGAGATGGTACTTCCACTTGCCCTCAAGTTGTACAAGAACACGCCTTAATATCAGGGCCTTATAATAGAAATGTTATAAGCAAACTCCTTTAATTGCTGGAAACTCCTTTAACATAAAATAACCCTATGGGAAATAATTTATCTTTGTGGGAAAGTTTATTATTATGAAAGGACAATCAGCAGCCAAGGTTAAAAATCAGAAAAAAATGGATGAGCGTTTGATAGGAAAGACCTTTAATAAAATTAAGGTACTGTCCTTTTCACACGCAAAAGATTCAAGAAAGTATTACAATGTTTTATGTCTTAGGTGTAATGCAGAGTCTACCATGAGAAGTGATAGGTTTAATGGTACTCAAAAACTTGAAACCTGTTCAAAATGTAGGCAACAGTATGCTGCATTAAAGACATCTGAGAAGAAATTACCTAAAGAGGAAAAGCGATTGAGTTTGATGTATTCCGGATATAAAAGTAATGCTAAAAATAGAAAGCTTACTTTTGACATGACCTTAAAAGATTTTAAAGGCATTGTGTCCAAAAACTGTTATTACTGCGGTTTAAGTAATAATATAGGAATAGATAGAGTAGATAATTCAATTGGTTATAAAGCTTCAAACATGGTTCCATGTTGTACTATATGTAACATGATGAAGAAGACTTTAGATGTAAATATCTTTTTAGAGCATTGTAGAACAATAACTGATTTTAAACAAGGTTCAACGACTATCTCGAAAGAGAGTACGCTTCAAGTAAATGGGAGTGGAAAAGGGGAGATTCCGAAAGGAATATGATATAGTCTGGTCTATGTAGTAATACATAGCTGCGAAAGCGGGTCAAGTGTTACGAGCTTGGCTGAACATTAACGATGGGTAAGAACTTCAAGGGTGATGATGTCAGAAAGTTACCTAACGGTGCAGGTTATCTCTATCTGCGTGAGGCCTTTTCAAAGGTCATCTCAAGAATAGAGAAGAGTGCATCAAAGGGTATAATCCTGATAGGCCATCTGAAGGAGAAGATGCTCGGTAAGGAAGGTAAAGAGGTGAATGCAAAGGACATCAACCTTACAGGACAGAACAAGAACATTGTCTGTGCTGATGCAGATGCCATCGGATACCTGTACCGGGACAAGAACAAGACCATTCTCAACTTCTCATCATCTGAGGAAGTGCTCTGCGGATCCCGATCTGCACACCTTAAAGGTAAGAGCATCATACTCGGTGAAGAGGTTGACGGTAATTTGGTATCCCACTGGGATGAAGTATATTTAACTAATCAGTAAAACTGATAAAAATGAAGATCGATAATAGATCAAATGACGAAGGTGGATCAAGAAAATTGTACACCGGCCTTGCTAACATGAAAGTAGTAGCGATCAATCCTACAATGTCTGAACTCACTGATCTTGGATACAATCCACAACAGGAACCTGAGTACATCTCAGTGACACCTGAAGGCCATGCCAAGGTAGTGATCGATTTCTTCCTCAAGCATGAGGAGACAGGACTTCTTGCAAAGAGAAGATTCTGGTTGGAGAACCGTGATCGTGATACCCGTGCCGGTGATAAGAAAGAGTACATCAATAACTACGGACAGACAACATTCGTAGAAAGCATTGATGCTCTTCAGCAGTGGTTCGGTAGAGAGGGTGCCCGTCCTGCCAAGGTAGGTGAGGGACAGATCATCAATTTCATTGCAGCTTGGGCCAATGTGAATCCTTATGCAGATGCAGCAGGTAACAGAGGTCTTTGCTATTTCGAGGATGTGTCCAAGTTGTTCACCAATGATCTGAGTGAGATCCGTGAGATCTTTGATCAGATCAAGGATGACAATGAGGTAAAGGTGTTACTCAATGTAATTACCACTGAGGACGGTAAGACCTATCAGGATGTTTACATGCATCACTTTGACAGAGCAGCTTCCAAGTCTACCAAGGCATGGGAGAATGCACTTGCCAATGATTACACTCAGTGTAAAGGTAACTACCAGAACTCCCTTGAGTTCAAGGAGTATGTTCCTTCTCCTGTTACCACTGCTGATACTCCAGACGTGGCATCAGGTGTGACCGAGGATGTAGAAGCACCTTGGTAAGATGTTCCAGACAAGGAATGCGGAAGTACCATTGAGGACAGATATTCTTGAGGAGTACAGTGAGCTGCAGATATACAGACACTACTTTCCTGACATTCCTATAGGTGAGTTGACATCCTCTCCGTTCAGAGAGGATAAGAATCCTTCATTCATAATAAGAGTGAAGGATGATCACACCTATTATCATGACTATGCATTGGGAGAGACGGGGGATGTGATATCCTTCGTCTCCAATGTATATCCTGAACTGGACCGTGATGAACTGCTGTTACAGATAACAAAGGATCTTGGTACCGGTGAAGTACCTGACGTCACATATGTGAGAAAGAATCCCATAAAGAGGGATCTGAAGATAAAACGCAGGGAATATACCAAAGGAGATCTGGCATTCTGGGATCAGTATGGTATCACACAAAGGACTCTGAAACTGTTCAGGGTCAGCCCCATTTCATATTACTGGATAAACGACACAAGGTTCACATGTGAAGAGCCTGCATACGCCTATGATCTAGGTGGAGAGTACAAGGTGTACAGACCTACCAAGGAGGATTACAGGTTCATAGCAGGTGGAGTCAAGATCCAGGGTATAGACTTACTACCACATACACACGACATTCTGATCATTCAGAAATCATACAAGGACGTGATGCTGTGCTATGAGTTCGGATATCCTGCAATGGCACCGCAGAGTGAGACGTGTCCGATACCTTCTGATATAATGGAGGACATGAAACAAAGATTCAAACGTATAGTTATACTCTATGATAACGATGATGCAGGCATAAAGGCCGCAACACAACTGTCAGAACAGTATGATCTTGAGAAAATATTCCTTACTGAGGCAAAAGATCTTTCAGATCATGTATTTTTGCATGGCAAGGAGTATACCAAGAATACGTTAAAAGAACTGTTGAATGAACAACAATAGAAGAAGGGGTAATAAATGGGAACTGGATTGCATAGCCATCTTGAAGGATATCTTTCCTGATGCTGTAAGCTCAAGGGCTGAGAGCAGGGCGAGAGATGCTGCCAAGGTGGACATATGTCATACAGGTGAGTTTAATTTCCAATGTAAGAATCTATCAAAAAAGGTAAATTATGATGAGATACTGGCAGAGATGCCGGACGAGGGAAGGATCAATGTCATACTCAGTAAGTTGACAGAGAAGAAAGGTAAGCGCTTCTATGAGAAGGGCAGATTCGTAATGCTCGATATGATGGATTTTGTAAGGATTCTAAATGGATACATTGAGAATAGCAAACCTCGGTCTTGATAGGGATGTTCTGGAATATCTGGAGTCAAGGCTCGGGAAGAATGCATCTTTTACACTGGCACGTAATTATCTGGAGGACATGATGACAGAGTATTCACTCAATATCATGGTACCTGAACCGGATGAGATGGTGATCCAGTTGATAAAGGATCATTATACATTAAGTACATATTATTCACAACTCATACAAAAATTTGAAGAAAATGAGAACTATCACAGTAAAAACAGGAAGCGGAGTACAGAGTTATCAGTCTAATGCAACAACCTTGGCAGAACTTTCTGCAGAAGCAGGAGTTGACTTTACAGGTCAGTCAGTTATCGCCAAGGAGGCAAGGCTGATGGTGGATGATCTGAATACACCGTTACCTACAGGGAATATCACCCTCGTTGCCAGCGCTTCCCGTATGAAGGCAGGCGCTTAAAATGAAAGGAGAGAGAGGCGAAAGCCTCTCTTTCTTTTTCTTATTCACTAACTATAAATAAATATACCATGGTGATAACACAGGCCGTCACGGCCGGATCCATAAAAGAATGTGCTCTGCATTTCTTTGATCATGTGGAAGTATCCTCCAATTTCGTGTATATACTGTTTCCGGAGCTTACAGTTACCAATGAGCTGGATCTCAGTATAGACATACAGGGTCTTGTAGTAAGGTTGGAGTATCGTATAAGCAGTGACAATAAGGTCATGTTTCAAAATATGCAAGGACTGCGTATACAGACCGATCTTACGCAGTTTCTGGGATATTATTCCCACTCCCATATTCCTAAATTCGGACTTTATGACTTTAACAGGTTCTGTCTTGGAAGTAATACTCCTATGAAAGCTGCTTTGGATACTACAGAAGTTGACATGGATGTTGTATTCGGTCTTGTGAACTCATTCGTACGTAATGAGTCAGTAGAAGGAGTACCTCATATAAAACTGGATACTGTACTGGACCTGAACAATGTACTGGCAGGTCTCTTAAAAAGTAAGGTCCCTAACATACGCCAAATATCAAGTATTGCAAAGGATATGTTGGAGAATGGTAACCTTTCCTATCAGTATGTATCTGACGGTATTCTTCCTAGAATAAAGATACGGTCAGGAGATGATGAGAGGTTGCTGAGACTTTTAGGGGACAATGGACTGGGAACAGACATGTCCTCTTATAGTATGTTACAGCTCATGCAAAGGATAGACGGATCTGTTCGGGAAGAGGATGGAGAGTATTATCTCGGTCTTTTGAATCCCTTTATCATTGACGGTGTGACAATTGACAGAAAGCATATAATCCCTACTGAGGAGGAACTGTCCCACATCAGAGACAATGTGAGTTCAGGGGCTGAAGATGTAAGAAAGGCCTACAAGTATCTTGAAATATTCTTAAATAAATATCTTAATCTATGAAACACTTTGAAATGCCCCAAGGTTATACCTTGATGATCAGCCCATCGCTGATGAATGAGATAGCGTATCTTCATTCAAAGAATGACAATAAGGAATGGTGCGGTGTACTGTTCTATGAAGAAGTATCAGGATCTCTCTTTACAAATGATCTTGTGCTACGTGCAAAACACATCTATCTCCTTGACATAGGAAGTTCTGCATATACAGAAGGCTCCATCGATCTTGAACTCCTTGATTTCTTTGAAGAGGTTCCTGAAGCTGAAGACATGAAACGTGGATTCATTCACACTCATCATGGCATGAAGGCATACTTTTCAGGAACTGACATGTCTGAGCTGTATGACAATACCAAGTACTATGATTACTATCTGTCCCTTATAGTCAACCATGCTACCCTGTTTGTTACCAAGATAGGCATGAAGGCTGAGATAGGAGTGACAGGAACTACATTTAAAATAGAGAACCCGCCTATTCTTACATTCGATGGTAAGGTGGAGTTCGATATTCCTGTCAACCTTGCAGCAAGACAGTTCAAGCTATCAAAGCCTGTGGTACAGGGATATCAGAGTTCAAGACAGTTGTACAAGGACACTCCGTTCGAAGATCATATCTCTCCTAACCAGATGACCATCTTTGATGTACCTGGAGTGGAGTCTGAGTTTGATAAACATCCGGAGCATATGTACAGCACCAATGCTTTTACTGCAGTACGTAAGTTGATAGGTCTGCCGATAAGTAAGGATCTTACAAAGGAAAATATCATAGATGCGTTGAAACCCTTTGAAGCTTTTTCTGAAGAAACAAAGCGGGCCATCATTGATACTGAGATAGAGCATTCTATTGCTGTCGTCCTACAAGAGGTATATGGCACCCAAGATGAAGATATGACCTTGGGATGTAATGAGATCTATAACTTGATGGTAAATTATTTTCCAGAAGACGAAGAGCTCAAAGATCATCCGTTCGTACAAGAAGTGATAAATACACTCTTTGAAGAAGTAGGAGTATTGACCATGTAATGTAGCAATGACAGATATAGAAGTAATAAAAGGCCTATCAGCAGGCTTTAAATATCATAGAAAATGAATGATACACGTTATGGTAGATTCAAGGACAGTCCATGGTTCGGTAAAGACCTCCCTCCTATTATTGTAGGAGGTGCGGGCGGTATCGGGTCATGGTTCATGATCCTTCTGATGCGTACAGGAGATCATCAGGTAATGCTGATGGATCCTGATATTGTAGAGGAGAGCAATCTTGCAGGTCAGTTCTATACAGGATCTGATGTAGGCAAGACAAAGGTGGTTGCAGTGTCTGATCATGTTGATAGGATGTGCGGTAATAAGCCTGGACTGTTTTACAATACTGAAAGATATCTTCCAGGATCTGAGGCTGCTCCTATAATGGTCTCATGTTTTGATAACATGCAGGCCAGACAGGACATGTTCGCCAACTGGGAGAAGCAGGACAACCCTAAGCTCTTTATAGATGGCAGGATGAATGCTGAGGCGTTTCAGTTATTTGCAGTGACCCCTAAGAATGCAGAGAGGTACAAAGAACATCTGTATGATGATTCTTCTGTACCGGATCTTGCATGCAGTTACAAGGCAACTTCTCACACTGCTGCCATGCTTGCAGGTAAGATGGTCGCTGTTCTGAACAACTGGATATGCATTGATCATGGATCTGATGTGACCAGGGAGTTGCCTTTCTTCATAAAGTATGATCTTTCAATGATGATGGAAACAGTAGAGTTATGAGAATAATACACAATAAAAGCAATAAGAAGGTGATACGGTCCATACCGGTCATGGGTTGGCCTGTAGAGCATAGAGTAACTGATGGTTATATCTATGGATTCTCAAACTCAGTACCTCTGTTTGAGATGAAGTACAACACTTCAGCCAGATTCATTCCTTTCGATGCCATTATTCAAGGGTCAAGCTACATAAGCTGTAAGACCATACACAGTTATGGAAAGAAACGTAAGAATATAATGGAGCTTGTAAATGATCATGTGGGAAGTGATGCTGCCAACTATGTCATGACCAGTAGAGCTCCTTATGATGATATTCTGTTCCTTAAGGATGGGATCATGTACAGACATAAGGATGATGTTGTGATCCCACTGTTCGGATTATTGATAAAGAACAATACTACGAACAGGATATCCATTAAGAAGGATGTTGCCATCAACTCTGCAATAGGCAGCTCTGTCATCAACATTCCGCATGATTCAGTATTGTATGTTCATCCGCTATGCCTTACAAAAGGTACAAAGGAAGAGTATACTTTTGGACCACATGTGAGAAAATTGAAAAAGACCTTTGAAAGACTTGAGTATTCTGAGGATCTGAGTATATTTGACGACATGTTCGATCACAGGATCAAGGCTCCTAAGGGATTTGGCGAGTTTGAACAGTTCAACAGTAAAGTAAATACACACTTAAAACAACTAATAAATGAAATCTATGAATGAACAGGAGTACAGAAACGCAGAGGGTATATCAAGGTCACTTCTCAGTGACTTTGATGATCACCCCATGAATGTGAAAGAACCAAGAGAAAGTGTAGAATCAGATGCATTCCGTATCGGGAGTGCATTTGACGCTCTGATGTTCCAGACACCGGATGAATGGAATGAGAGATACTATGTATCGACTGCAACTCCTCCTACAGGAATGATGGTAGGTATGGTAGAGGCTGCAATAAACATCAAACTTGCAGATCCTTTTGGAGATGTTGCAGATCTTGCATTTGAAGCCTCTGACTACAAGCCTTCCTATAAGAAGACCGCACTTACTCAGTTTGAGACCTTCAATGACTACATCAAAGAGAGATGTGAGAATGATGGTAAGATCTGTATTTCCCAGGAAGAGTATGATATGATGTCCAGAATGAAGATGAACTGTCTTACAGATTCTTCTGCTATGAGATTCTTTGTCAAAGGTCTGCATCCTGATCTTGAGCTGAAGTTTCAGGTACCGGTATTCTGGGAACGATCAGGAGTAACATGCAAGGCCCTTCTTGATATTGTACTTGTAGATCATGCGGAGAAAAAGATATATCCTGTGGATCTGAAGACAACTTCGAGCAGTGTATACTACTTTGCATCTTCATTCATCAAGTACAAGTATTATCTACAGGCCTCCATGTACACTGCAGCAGTTGAAGAACTGTTTGTCAATGAGATATCTGAAGGTTATACTGTTGAGAACTTCAAGTTCATTGTAGTAGGCACTACTGGACGCAATGAAGTTCTTACATATACTGTATCTGATGCAGATCTGCAGGCAGGAGACCACGGTTACACTGACCTGTATGGTAACTATCATAGAGGTTGGATAACTCTCCTTGAAGATCTGTCATGGCACTATGAGAATGATCTTTGGCAACATCCACGTAATGTGTATGCACACGATCATGACATGCCTTTAAACTGTACAGCACCATGGAGACAGCAACTGCAGTTACAATAAAGGATCCTACCTGTGTAAGTATCAGAGTTGATGATACTGCAGAGATACGGCAGGATGATAAGATCATTCATGAAGTACGTCACTCCGGTATGAGTTACGCTCCTGGCAGGATCATTCCTGTCCAGGACGGACTCTTCCGTATAGAGAGTATAGAGAAGAAGGGGCCTGGCCTTTATTATCTGTATTCCATGGAGACGTCTGATTCTTCCATATTCCTGACACCAATGTTATTCAATACAAGGTCTCAGGTAATGTGGGACACATACTTCATGAATGTATTCCTGTGGATGGAAGATGCACCTACCATGAGACTTCATGTTCTTTTACGTAAAGGTTATACTGATGCATTCAATGCACTGGAGACCATTATAAAGAATCATGATGACTTTGTGGACAGGTTGGAGGTCGATGATTTCTCTGTCATGTACGTGTTCAACGTGCCCATGATATATGAGGATGACTTCCTTAAGTTTGTAAAAGGCAAATACTCTCAGATGTCAGATGCCTATAAGGTAAGGATACTTGATTTTCATTCAATGAAAAAGACCCATGAGGTCTATGGTATCCTGTACAGGACAGATAAGAGAAAGGCCAAAGTAGAAGAAAGAATAGGCGAGGATCTTCCTGATTCTGCCGAACTATATCACATAATAGATGAAGATAGGGAAACATATAAGACCAGATACAGGATCTTCAGATCTCAAGCAATGGGATAGGATCATAAAGCCTATAATGGCTGATATGTCAGATCTTGGTATGAGAGTTGCAAAGTTACGGGCAGCTACCTTGGTAATACCTTCCAAGAAAGATACCTTCCGGGCATTTGAACTTACTCAACCCGAGAACTTAAGGGTGATACTTGTAGGACAGGACCCATATCCTAAGTATGGACAGCCTACAGGTGTTGCCTTTGGAGTTGACATTGAGAGATCCAAGACAGTTCCTTTTTCATTGAAGATGATACTGGAGGAAGTTGAGAACACTACCGGTGTCCTTCAGCTTGATCCTGATCATACTCTTGAGCCATGGTGTAGGCAAGGAGTTCTCATGTTGAACACTGCCTTTACACTTGAAGCAGGACGGATAGGTTCCCATACAGAGATGTGGAGACCTTTTACTGAAAGACTGTTGACAGCTATCACAAAGGAATATCCTGATGTACCTGTCATCTTCTTAGGATCCAAAGCTGCTGCATTTGAGAAGTGTCTGAACGGCAATCCCGTACTCAAGGCATCTCATCCTGCAGCAGAGGCCTATGGTAGAAGAGGAGGTTTTCTTAAAAGTGGTATCTTCAGTAAGTGTAATATAGTATTGGAAGAACAGGGTAAAGAACCTATAGACTGGAATTTACATGAAAGCGTATAAAGTAGTACTGACCCATAAAGAGAGGTTGGAAACAAGAATAGTAATCGTACTGGCCACTGATACTGCAGGTCTTAAACTGCAAATTGCTATGCAATTTCCAGATCATGATTGGTTTGCGCCTGCAGATGAGGTCTATGATGTTGTTTAAAACATTATATTTGTGATCTCAGTATATTTTTAATTCAATAACTAACTAAAATGAATAGAGGGGGACCCAAGTATGTGGTCAAAAGACCAACTCTTATCAATAGAGTTGCAAACTGGAGTCGTATCGGAGGACTTCCAAAGATGAATCAACCTGGATTTCCTGAATCAAGTGTTCAGGGATCCCATTACGAACAGATCGTAGAGGAACTTGAAGAGCTTAGGCAGGCTCTTAACAGGGATACTCAGAATATCGTAGAAATAGCTGACGCTCTTGGAGATCTTGTGTGGGTGACCTTACGTATGAGTATGGTACATGGACTTGACATCAATTATGTGATGACCAAGATCTATGAGAGTAACATGTCAAAGTTCTGTAGTTCAAAGGAAGAGGCGGAAGAGACAGTTACAGCATACCTTAACGGAGAGCATCCTAACAAACAGGGTCAAAAGATCAAATGCTATTTTCAGGAAATGGACAAAGGACGTTACTATGTGATCAAGAGAGAATCAGATCATAAGGTAATGAAGTCCATCAATTACGTTGAACCTGATTTCAGCGAACTCTTAGGAGAAGAGGTAACTCAGTAAGTATAATAACATTGACAGTTTAAAGGCGAGGTAGCCCCTCGTCTTTTCTGTCTTCAAACAATTCAAATGAATAAAAGTAACCAGATCCTAAGTGACATCGTTGTCTTTAATAAGTACGCAAAGTATGTATCAAGTGAAGAGAGAAGAGAGACGTGGGAAGAGATAGTTGACCGGTACATCACTATGATGAAAAAGAAGTACCCTGACCTTAAGAACAGCATAGATAACTATGGTAAGATGATTCATGATAAGAAGATTCTTATGTCTATGAGAGCTGCTCAGTTCTCTGGAGCTGCGATTGAGAAGTCAGAATCCAGAGTATACAACTGCGCCTATCTTCCTATTGATGACTACCGTGCATTCAGTGAGACCATGTTCTTGCTGCTTGGAGGTACAGGTGTGGGATACTCAGTACAACGTGATCATGTGAATAACTTACCTGATATAGTAAAGCCTAAAAAGAAACAGAAGTATCTTGTAGGAGATTCCATTGAAGGGTGGGCAGATGCAGTTCGTCATCTTATGTCAGCATACTTTGGTATGAGAAAGACAAAGCCTGTATTTGATTTCTCTGATATCAGACCTAAAGGTGCAAGGTTAGTTACAGCAGGAGGTAAGGCTCCTGGACCTGAGCCACTTAAGAAATGTCTGTTTAATCTTGAGCTTATGCTCGAGCGTAAAGAAGATGGTGAGAAGCTTACACCTATAGAAGTACATGATATGATATGTCATATTGCAGATGCTGTACTTGCTGGAGGTATCAGAAGAGCTGCCCTCATCTCTTTATTCTCTGCAGATGATGATGAAATGATAGCATGTAAGAGTGGTGCATGGTGGGAGAAGAATCCTCAACGTGGACGTGCTAATAACTCTGCTGTTCTACTACGTCATAGAGTTACAAAAGAGTTTTTTGTGAACCTATGGAAGAAGATCGAAGAATCAGGATCAGGAGAGCCTGGTACATATCTTACAAATGATAAGGACTGGGGAACCAATCCTTGTTGTGAGATAGCATTAAGACCGTTTCAGTTCTGTAACCTTACAGAAGTAAATGCAGGAGATGTAACAGATCAACTCGATCTTAATCAAAGAGTAAGAGCAGCAGCATTCTTTGGTACACTACAGGCAGGCTTTACTAACTTTCATTACCTGAGACCTGTATGGAGAGAGACTACTGAAAAAGATGCTCTTGTAGGTGTAGGTATGACAGGTATCTGTAACGGTGCAGTGTATCCTCTTGATCTTAAAGAAGCTGCGAATGTAGCTGTAGAAGAGAACTATGAGACTGCAAAGCTTATAGGTATCAATCCTGCGGCCCGTATCACTACAGTAAAGCCAAGTGGTACTACATCATGTGTGGTAGGTACAAGCTCTGGTATTCATGCATGGCATTCTAAATATTATATCAGACGTATGCAGTGTAACAAGGATGAAGCATTGTATCAATATCTTGCTATCAATCATCCTGAACTTGTAGATGATATGAAGCTTATTCCTAACTCTGCAGTTATTGAAATTCCTCAGATGGCTCCAGACTCTGCAACTTTGCGAGAGGACGAGACAGCACTACAAATGTTAGAACGTGTTCAGCGTTGGAATACAGAATGGGTACGTGCAGGTCATATCCATGGCCGTAATACTCATAATGTATCTGCTACTGTATCTGTAAAAGAAGATGAGTGGGAAGATATTGTAGAGTGGATGTGGGAAAACAGAGATACCTTTAATGGTCTGTCAGTTCTTCCCTATGATGGTGGTACTTATGTACAGGCACCGTTTGAGGAGATAACAGAAGAGGAGTTCAATAAAAGATATGAGGCTCTTTCTGAAGTTGATCTGACCAAGGTTGTTGAGATAGATGATAATACTGATCTATCCAATGAGCTGGCATGTAGTGGAGGTTCATGTGAAGTTGTAAATTTGTAGTATGGAAAAGATGTTGAAGGAGTGGATGAAGATACTCCGACTGGAAGATTGGAACATAGTTCTGGAAAGAATACATCCGGAGCAGATAGAGTATGATGATGAGTCTTATTTTATTGGCATTGCCAGGGATTTTGGACAGAAAACCGCCGTCATATACCATGATGTTGATCTTGATGAAGAGAGTATCATACATGAACTCCTTCACATCGTATTTCCTGCACCTCAGGAGGATGAGACCTACGAAGACTATGAGCGTTGGATAGCAGAAGCTGCAGAAAATCTTACAAAGAATGGAAGAGGCCTATCATAATGCTTATCTTTTATTGATAGGTGCCATTACCTATGACGAACTTGCAGAGCAGGGAGAGTTTTACCTTCCTGAAAACCATGAGGATCCGCAGGTGGTACTTGAGTATTACGAGTCCATTGAGGACTATGAGAAGTGTAAGAAGATAATAGAGCGAAACTCTTGATCAGAGTAGAAACAGCCGTAAATTCCATGGATCAGCTCGGTGATAATGGTGGTAACATATGCCCACTCGCTCTTAACTTAAAACAATAAAGATGGCAAAGATAAAGATTGATGTAGAGGTGCTTGAGCTTGTATGCGATTGCGCCAAAGACCTTCCAAGGCTTCCAAGAAAGAAGAAGAAGCAGTGCAAGAAGAAAATCGG